ATCCAGTGGAAGTGTGGACAGTGTGGTGCTGATGAGGTTCACGGCACTGAACACGGCGTTGACCGTGTAGATGGTGTCACTGTTTATGTTTGTGCCAGCGTGGGTGCCGAACGCAATGTCGTCGCCTGAAGCGAAAATGGATTGGTAGGAAATCCCGCGTTCCTCGAAAAGCCTGTTAAAAATCATTTATCGTCCCAGGGCGATGCCAACAACAGTCAGGAATACGCCGCCCACGATGATTCCGACTGGTATGGAAATTATGAGCACCCCAACGGTGATGGCCGTGATTCCTGCAATCTGAAGTATTGATGACATTCCCATAGCCTATCCAAAGAACTGAGGCACTACCTGTTCCATTCTAGCGACCGTGGCGCGGTCAACGGCGATGATGCAGGCCACCGCCGCATCGATTTTCCTGGGACTCGAACGACTCTCTTTCACAATCCTGGGGCCCAGGTTGTCTTGTTTCACCACCGCATTCGCCAGATGCCTACCTAGTGTTGGGTTGCCGTCATGGATGATCGACGCTGTGCCCTCCATCACCATGTCATAAAATTTGGCACAGGCTCCAACCATGCGCCGTGGTGAGGTGGACGGATACTCAACAACTGGCAGACCTAGTTCAGCCAACACCTGCATTGACCGTTGCCATCGAAACGGGTCACACGCGATTTCCAAAACCTTGGGATGATCCCGACAGTACTGAATGATGGTCTGCTCCACCTCAGCAATATCCACACGCCAGTCCTCATCATCAGTGTCCAGGTTCTTCTCCCAGATTTTCACCAACTGAACCTTCACTGGTTCGTCATCCTTCTGAATTGTCGATGCGACCAAGGCGGTACAGTCGCCACTGAAAGACCCGTCAAATCCGAGAATGACTTCCTCATCGGGGCTGATAGTTAAATCGCCCTCACAGGCCTCCCATGACCCCGTAGGTAGCCATGAGAGTGCTGATGCTACGAAGCAGTTCATCCGTTTTGTACGAAACTCGGCTTCAGGTGTACGTTTCACCGCGGCCTCGAAATCCGAAGGATCATTAAGGTCACCGAACCCTGGGTTGGCCTTCCTCCACGTTTCAGGATCACTGTGAGGTCCGTCATCCTCCCACCAAGCCATGAAGTAGTTCTTATCGTCGACCTCACCGGCTGACACCTTCTTGCCATAGTTGTACAAGTCGAAGGCGATCGAGTCGCGTCCAGTCGAGTCTGATTTGACACCGGCGGTAGTGATAGACACCATGTGTGCCCTATCACCACGCGCCGCCATTGAGAGTGACATCACGTCGAACATTTTGCGGTTGGGTTGGGCGTGGAGTTCGTCGACCCAGATCGCGCTACTGTTCAAACCTTCAGCGGCACCTGCCTCCGCTGATAGCACACGATATACAGACCCCTTCGCTGGTACCTCAATCGCGTCGCGGTAGAGTTTCGTCAAATCCCTGAGTTCCTCATGAGTTTCGATGATGCGCTTCGCCTCACCGAACACGATACGCGCCTGGTCGCGGGTTGCGGCGACTGAGTAGGTTTCACCACCGGCTGGACCGAATATTGTATCGAACACGGCCAGGTGACTGGCCAAGGCGGATTTTCCGTTTTTGCGCGGCAAGCCTACAAGTGCCGTCTTTGCGAGGAACCCACCGTTTTCGTCCTGGGCGTATAACTGACGTATGAGTTCCTTCTGCCAGTCACGAAGTACCAGTTTGGAACCGGCACGCCCTGACACAGAATCCTTGGTGATGACTCCGAAGGCGTCGATGAAGTCGATGGCCAGTTCAGCCTTCTTGAACGTGGCACCCTCAGGCACGGGTGTCATCCACCGTGGTGGCCATCCTTCAACGTCTGGCATAGAAGTCATCTATCACTCGCTTCGTTCGGACATGCTGCGTGGAAGGTCTGTCAGCCAATCTTCTCAGACATTCATCACGGCCAGGGTCGACCACTGTGACTCGGGCGTTGTGCATCCTGTAAATTCTGGACCATTCAGCATCAGGTTGGGTGTGAACAATCCAAACGTTCCGGCGACTAATCTGTCCTACACGTAGCGCCTCTTTCACTGCAACCTTCCGCGCTGACCGTGCGATCTGCCTGACCTCATCAGAGTAGTCATGTACCTCGATGTCATCCACCACCATGGCTGATGCAATCAAATCCATGTCGAGGACGATGTCGCCAGGTAGTGCATTCTCAGTCACGAACGTGGATTTACCTGCACAC